GGTGACTACATGAAGACCGTAGATGCAGAGGTAGAACTGTCAGCATCTATTATTGCACGTAATGCAATCACTAATCGTGGTTCATCTACTGCAGACTACGGTAAAGCAGGTCGTTCTCTAAGCGTATTCAAGGCTTACGAAGTCGTTGAAGCAGGACATCCTGAGTACCTCAAGGCTCTATCTTACACAGTTAACCAGTTCTCAGCAGATAAGTTTATGGCTGATGTGGTTGGTGTAATGAGGAAGGGCACTCCAGAGGCTCAGGCTGCATACGTAGATAATCTTATTGCTACATTTGATGAGCCAGGAAACAAGTTACGCGAGTTCGCATCTGCTATCTATGATGACAATGCTGGTATGCGTGAAATTCTTCTTAAGAACCCAGGCAAGGAAACTGGCCTAGGCGTTGTAAAAGATAACATGAACCGTGAGAACATCATGACTTGGCTCTTTGATGGTTCACAGCCAGACAGCCTTGTAGGTCAATTGAACCTACTCGCAGGTCAAGGCGCACAGCGTAGCATTATTCTAGACTTAATCCAAAACGGTGAGACACTTATAACTAACAGCAAGGGTGCTGTTGTTAAGTTAAAGACACCTTATCGTCAAAAGGGATTAACATCTGAGCAGGTAATTGCTGCTGAACAAAGTTTTACAAAGCAGATTGAGTCCCTCATTAAGCCAGACCAAATGGCTGGTGCACGTGCAACCAACGTTGTTGAGACTGTTCGTGGCATGGGTGGAGTTAAGCAGGCTAGAGTATTTACTGACTGGTTCTTTGATGTAGCAGCACGTGCTGAAAGCAAGATGAACTTTGGTCCAGAGTTTGATGCTTCTTACTGGGACTTTATTGCAGGGTATTCAGACATGCTCTCTACTAATGAACTTAAGACACTAGCAAAGAATGCAAAGAAGGCATTTGCACCTACAGCAATTGGTGGAAAAAAGATTATTGGTCGTCGTCCAGGTGGACTTCGTACTATTGAAAAGACTTTGAAGAATCGTCTTGCTAACCCTGGATACGTCCATCAAGGTGGAGCATCACTCAAGACTCTTGATTCTATGGCTGCTGAACAGGCTTCTAACTATGTTAAGGACCTGTTCTATGATGCTGCAAAGCAAAAGCAATGGGCTAATGCCTACCGTTTAGTGGCACCATTTGCACAGGCACAGTACAACACGATTAATAAATGGGCGCAACTCACAAAGAGCAACCCAGTTCCTGTCTACAAGTTTGGTAAAGCATTTGATGCACTCACTAAAGAGGGTACAAATGTTATCTACGATGTTGCTGGTTTAACATACGAGGACAATCAAGGCTTCTTGTACCGTGATGAAAACTCACCAGACTTAAGGTTTAAGATGCCTATTGCTGGTAGCGTTATTGGTGCTCTTGCTGGCCGTAACCTTGATATGAAAGATGCACTGCAGATTACCTCTCCAGTTCAATCTCTTAACCTTGCATTCGGTGCGGTAAGCCCGCTTACACCAGGTCTAGGGCCTGCTATGGTGGCTGCTTATAATCTTACTGGTCGTATGGGAGCATTTGGTCCTATTGATGACCTTGTTCGTGACATTATCACACCGTTTGGCGAGCCTAAGACTCTATCAGATATTATTTTTCCTTCATGGTTAAAAAAGACAGCAGCAGCATTCTTAGGTAACGATGCCACTACACAGCGTGGTGTCAAAGACTGGGCTTCATATCTAGCCTCTACTGGTAAGTACGGAGACAATCCACTTGCTAGCGATGCTAGCCGTACTCAGTTGTTTAATGATGCTGAAGGTATTTCTAAGTGGGTCAATGTATTCTCTGGTCTATTCCAGAGCATCTCACCATCGACTCCAATCAATGAGGTTCTTGTAAAGATTAAGAGCCCTGATAACAAGTTGAACTTTATGACCATGACAATGGTTTATGAGCACTGGGATAAGTTGGTTAAGAAGTATCCTGGAGATTATGGCTCTGCTGTGGCAGAGTTTGCAGACAAGTTTGGTGCTGCTAACCTACTCATAGCAGTCAGTGGTAGTACATCAGCAGTTCGTGGTTCAGAGGATGCATGGACATTCTTGAATAACAACCCAGATGCTGTTGATAAGTATGCTCGTTCAAGTGGAGATGTGATTCCTTATTTCTTCCCAGGAGGAGAATACTCACTCAAGTACTACAACTGGCAGAAGCGTACAGGTGCTCGTCGTGTTCTTTCTACTAATGAGATAGCAGAAGAAGCAGAGGGCATGGTCTACTCAATGCTCAAGGACCAGATTGTAGAGAAGCAAATTGCTGGTCGTTACACAGACCAATGGTACAACGAGCAGATTGCAGTCCTTAACAAGCAGTTTGGTGGCGCTAAGCCTGCAGACCGCATTGTCACTGGTGTAGGCGATGAGAAGGTTGCAACGATTGAACGTGCACTTGAAGATGGAGCATTTGCTGAATCTCCTGTGTACAACCAAATCAATGCATTCTATCCAAAGTTCAGACAGTTCAAAGACTTGTTAAATGAAATTAAAGTAAGTAATTACGCAGAACTATCATCAAAGGGTGGAGTTCCTACCTTGATGCGCAATGAACTTGTTGCACTTGGTGAGCAGTTAATGACCGAAAATCCTGAGTTCTCTGTTATGTATTACGGAGTATTTGCAGGTATCTTGAAGGAGAATGATTAATGGCTAGAACAGCAGACGAAGCCCGCGCACAAGCAGCAGCGGCAGCAGCGGCGCGTCCTACTGCATTTGCGCAGATGGGTTCTGGTTTAGGTCTTGGTCCTAACGTTTACTCAACTACAGACCCATTCTTGTCATATTTACAAACAACTGATGCTGTTCAGAAGGCTAAGTATCTACAAGATATCAATCGCAGTCTAGGTGGTCAAGCAGGACCAGCAGGTTTTGATGGCACTCAACTAGAATATCTACAGACACTTATGCGTCGTGCAGGATTTTCAAAGGCTAAGTCACCTACTGCTGGTGGAATGATTGGTCCTGGAGATGCTGCAGGTCTTGATACTGTCGTAGCACTTGCTTATGCATCTAACGTAGACCCTCTGACATACCTTGAAAACTACAACGCTACACTGGCTGCTACTGGTGGAGTCAAGCAAATTGACACTACTACTCGTTACAGCAAGCAGATTCAGACAGCATTACAGTTCAAAGACCTAGGCGATGCTCGTCAGTACTATAGCGATTCATACTTTGCAGCCTATGGCTTCTATCCATCTGCTGACCTAGATAAAAAGTTTCAGGACTCTTGGAACGCTCAGGTGAAGAGTCAAGATAAGCCTACAACTACTTCAACTAAGACAGAGTATGCTCCTATCTATAATAAGAAGAGCAAGCCTGTTATGGATAAAGAGACTGGTGAGCAAAAGAAAGATAGATTTGGCAACCTAGTCTACTCATCTTTGGCTAAAGATAAAGAAGGTAGAGACCGTTACACAACAGTAACTACTGGCTCTACTATCTCAAAGGGTGAAGGATTTACTGGAGAAGAGCAGAAGCAGTTCCTTACAACATTTTTGAAGGAGAACTACCCTACCGCTCAGTTCAATGTAGAAGATGTCGGTGGTGCTGCTAAGACTATCTATGATAGCATCGTAGAACTTCACAAGGCTAACTACTCAAAGCCACCTGAATTTTCTGAGGTATCAGGACTAATCAAGGATATGATTGGCACACCTGATGAGAAGGTTCAGACTGAACTTTACACACAGTACACCAATGATATTCAGTCACAGGCTTTGACTCGTTTTAATGCGCTTAGTGCAGTTGTCAAGCCTGGAGAGAACGCTAACAAGTACATTGGCCCTGTCCTCAGGACTCTATCTGAGTCACTTGAGAAGGAAGTCACAATTGACAGTGACATCGCTAAAGAGATTTTTAACTTTAAGGGCGAAGATGGTTCATACAGAATGCCTAATGATTTTGAGTTGAACAACTACATCAAAGCACGTCCAGAATACGGTAGAACATCAATGGCAATTAACGAATCAGTTAACGTTGCTCAAGCACTCAAGAATGCGTTAGGATAAACATGGCACGTTTAGATAGAGATATGCCAGACGGCGTTGGAGTTACTAAAGCACCTATTGTTGACGAGCAAACTAAGATTGCCGCTAAGAGACCATTTGAGCCTCAGCCAGCACCAACAAAGACCAAGGATGAGTTACTACTTAGCCAAGCAACTACACTGCTAAGTAAATTACAGTCACAGTTAGCAGATACTTATGTGGCACAGGGGCTTAACCCGAATGGTACTAAGAAGACTAATACTCAAATTTTACAAGAGAAGCAAGCAGCAACTGCAGCAGCACGTGCAGCAGAAGTAGCCGCTAATCCTCTTAAGAACAAGGCAGTACAACCAGCAGCACCTGCAGGATTTAGATACACCTGGATTGGTGGAACTAACACAGGGCAGTGGCAACTATACAGCGTTATCCCAGCAGCCACATCTGGCGGCGGTAACGGCAATAAAGGCGGTGGTAGTAACGGTGGAGGAAGTAATACTCTAGTCACAACCACAGATACTACAGATACTATAAGTAATACTCCTACAACCAATATTGAGGTTCTTAAGGCTTTGCTTAAGGGTCAAGGATTTAACGCTGCACTTATTGACTCGTCTGCATCATACTTGCAGAAACTACTCAAGGATAATATCGACTACGACAATGCAGTTGAAATTTTCTTGAATGCTAAGGATTATACTTTTAAGGATGGGTCTAAGACTACCTCTCCATTCTATACTGAATACGGATACCTCAATGAGGGTTTAGTTAACCCTAAGTCAGCACGTGAAATCTACAGTGCTGTTGAGGGTTACAAGGGTGTTGTAGATACTTACAAGTTAAGCAAGAAGTACTTGTCCAAGGAATCACTACAAGGCTATGTCAAGAACAATGTGACAGTTACAGACCTTGCAGAACGTGCTAACGCAGCCAAAATGCGTGCACTAGAAGCAGACCCATTCCAAGTTAAGGCTCTAATGCAGTTGGGATATATTGGCGCAGCATCAGACCTAGCAGACTTCTACCTTGATTCTAAGATTGGTAAAGACCAACTAGAGATTAATCGCCAGACTGGTGTATTCACAGCAGAGGCTCTGCGTCGTGAAAAGGCTGGCGTTCTAGCATCAGATGTTCAGTTGCAAGGCTTTAAGCAACTCACAGCAACACTTGCTAACAAGGGTTACTCAGAGGCTCAGATTTCACAACTTGCTTCTACTGGCTTTGAGAACATTGCACAGACACTTGACCCACTTGCTAAGTACGCAGGTATTTACGAAAAGGTAGGTGGAACTGTTGAGAGTAATGCTGCAGTCAAGAGTGACTTACAAACAAGTCTTCTTTCAGAAGAGTTCCAAGGAACAGCATCTGAGCGCCGTAAGCGTTTGAGTGAGCAGAACCTACGTGCCTTCCAAGGCTCAGCAGGTACCACAACAGGTTCCCTACGTCAAACAAACGTACTAGGAATCCTATAAAGAATCCCCACCTGGACCCATCGGCCCCAGGGGGCGTACAAGACCGAGAGTACAAGCCAATGCAGATACCCCATCTGAGTTGAGGTGTGCGATAACTACTAAAAGGGAGAAATCGCTATGAGCGAAAACCGCGACAACTACTGGGCAGATGACGAAGATGATGAAGAGACAAGTGCACCTGCATTTGAATCAGATTCAGACCTTGTTAAGCGACTACGAAAGCAACTAAAGGCTGAGCAGCGCAGAAACAAGGAGTTAGAGTCATCATATGGTGAACTCACCAAAGCCCAAAAAGAGCGGATTCTAAAGGATGTACTTACATCCAAAGGTGTAAATCAAAAGATTGCACAATTTATTCCATCTGATATCGAGGCATCTGAAGATGCTATTAGTGCCTGGCTAGATGCCAATGGTGATGTATTCGGATACACACCAGAGTCTAAGCCAGCAGTCAATCAAAATGATATCGCTGCTATGCAGAAAATGGATTCAGTGCTAACTGGAGCAGATACACCTCCTTCTTCTAACGATTTAGAAAATCGTCTTGCAAATGCAGGGTCAGAAGAAGAGATTCTATCCATTCTCAGCGGTCAGTAAAAAACCGCACACTAACCAGAAAGGGGATATCGCCAAATGGCTGATGTCTTTTCAACTACAACCTCTGGGTTAGGTTCCAATCTAGTAACCTTGGCATACGATAAGTTAATCGAAATTAACTTGCGTTCAGTGCCACAGTTCCGCGCAATCGCGGACAAGAAGGTCGGAAGCCCAACTCACGACGGTTCTTCAATCCGTTTCCAGTTCCACAACGATATTGCTGACACCACAATTGCTGGTGCAACACTCGCTGAAACTGTAGACCCAGATGCAGTAGCACTACCATCAACTACAACACTAGATGTTGCACAGACAGAACTAGGTCGCGTAGTACTTCCAACACGCAAGTTGTCACTTATGACTCTTGCTGATGTTGACCCATGGATTGCTAACGCAGTCGCATTCAACATGGCAACCACACTAGACAATGGTGTTGCTGCTATTCTTGATGCAGGTACAAACGTCATCCGCGAATCTGCTGGTGCACTTTCAACAACTGCTGCTAAGAACACAATCGCAGCAACAGACACATTCAAGGGACGCGACGTACGTTACGCTGTAACAAAGTTGCGTGCTGCTAATGTTGTTCCTCGTGGCGGAATGTATGTTTCATACATCCACCCAGAGGTTTCACATGACCTACGCACAGAGACAGGTAACAACATCTGGCGTACACCACACGAGTACCAGAATGCTGGTCCTTTGTTCGCTGGTGAACTAGGTGCATGGGAAGGTGTCCGTTTCATTGAGACACCACGCATGACTAACTCTATCTCAGGTGCAGCAGGAACAGCACTTGCTACTGCTCCAGCAGTATCAGGCGTTTCAGGCGAGTTCACAATCGTAGTAGCAAATGGCGCATTCGGTGGCCTTGCTGAGGTTGGCGACGCTATCTCAGGTACAAACGTTGGTTCAGGCGCTTTGATTACAGACATCTCTGTTGGTGTAACAAACACAACATTGACTGTATCTGTTGCTAACTCAGGAACTGTTGGAACAAACACTCTTACAGTAACTCCAAAGGCACGCGTTTACAACACTTACGTACTAGGACAGCAAGCACTTGCTGAAGCAGTATGGAAGGAACCAGGTATTGAGTTTGGTAACGTTGTAGACAAGTTGAACCGTTTCCGTCCAGTCGGCTGGCATGGAATCATCAACTGGTCTATCTACCGCCAGGATGCTCTATACCGCATTGAGACTTCTTCTTCTATCCGATAGTAGAAAAGTATCTAAGTAATTAGATGGGTGGGGCAGGGGGTAACTCCTGCTCTATCCATAAAACGGCTTAGGAGGCTAAATGGCATACAGATTTACAACACCTACAGTGAGCGAAGGCCCTGCAGGTGAAGGTCGCTTATTCAGCCGCTACAGGCTCGTAAGGGGCATCACCGTGTTAAAGATAGACGGTGAATACTACGAAGTGCGCTACCCGTCCTCAGAAGAGGTTCAGGAGGCAGATGTTGCCTACATGGGTGGCTATTCGTATGAAGTCAGCGAAGGGGAAAAGGCTGCTCTAGAAGCAGCAGGATACACAGTGGAGACAGTGTGAAGCATAGAGAAGACCATCCAGAAGATGTTGAAGGTTGCTTTGGTTGCAAGGTAATCGGCTTACAGATGAGCCCAGGAGATGCATCATCACAGAAGATGGTAAGCAACAAAAAGTGGGACGGTGAGTTAGAAGCCTATCGCGCAGCACGTGCCGATGGGATTCAACCTGCTGGCACTTCAATGAAGAAGATTCAGGAAGCACGTCGTGCCTCTGATGTCATGGGGAAGGCATTTGATGCCAACACCATGGGAGATAGCAAGATAATTCAAAAGAAAACAGTAGCAACACTCAAAGAAGTGGGAGCAATATAATGCCAGTAGTAAACGGGAAAGAATACCCATACACCGCTAAGGGTATGGCTATGGCTAAGGCTGCAGCAAAAAAGACAACTAAAAAGGCTGCCAAGAAGAAGACCATGAACCGTAAGAAGGGTATGTAATTATGTCAGTCAAAGGCGAGAAGTACAAGTCAATGGCAGCAAAGAAGAAGCATGAAAAGGCAGAAGGCCCTGCTATGCGCATGATGGAATACGGCACTAAGAAGAAAGCCGCTAAGAAGACAGCCAAGAAGGCTGCAAAGCGTGGATTGTTTGGTGCTCGATAATGGCTAAGAAGATGTCGTACCTAGACAACCTTATGAAGGAAGTTGGCCAGTTTAGAACAGCAGGTAGAGCAACACGTGAGATGAGTCAGAAGTCTGGCCCTGGAACTGATGCTCGTGCAAATAGGCTTCGTCGCAAAGAGGATAAGGCATTTGGTCAACTATTTGGTGCAGTCGTGCAAGGTCGTCGCTATGACGATAAAACTGGCAAGCAAATTAAGGCAAAGAAGAAGTAATGAAAAAACTTACTACTGCTCAAAAATATAATCAGTTGAAGCGCCAAACAGAATCTGCAGGCATGACAGTTGCTGAGAAAAATGGAAAGTTAGTAGTTTCTCGTAAAAGGAAAAAGAATGCCAAAAGCAAAGCCAAAGGCTAAGTCTAAAGTAAACGCTGCAGGTAACTACACTAAGCCAGGTATGCGTGCTTCTTTATTCAAGAAGATTAAGGCTGGCTCTAGGGGTGGTGACCCTGGTGAGTGGTCTGCGCGTAAAGCACAACTACTTGCTGTTGAATACAAGAAGGCTGGCGGAGGGTACAAATAATGGCTTTGGCTAAGTCTCAGCAGTCGCTCAAGAAGTGGACTGCACAGAAGTGGAAGACCTCAGATGGTAAGCCATCAAAGGGCAAGAAGCGTTATCTGCCATCGGCAGCATGGAGTGCTTTAAGTCCTGCTGAGAAGGCTGCTACTAACAGGGCTAAGGCCAAGGGAAATAGCAAGGGTAAGCAGTTTGTAAGACAACCTAAGAAGATAGCAAAGAAAACAGCAGGTTACAGATGAAAGACTCAAGATTAAAACGGGTTGGAGTGTCAGGCTATAACAAGCCTAAGCGCACTCCTAGCCACCCTACTAAGTCACACGTAGTTGTGGCTAAGGTAGGTAGCCAGGTAAAGACCATACGTTTTGGACAACAAGGCGTTTCTGGCTCACCTAAGAAAAAAGGAGAATCTGCATCATATGCAGCACGACGTAAGTCTTTCAAAGCAAGACATGCAAAGAATATCCAAAAGGGAAAAATGAGTGCCGCATATTGGGCAGACAAGGTGAAATGGTAATGGCAGTTAAAGTATCACAAGCAACAATTGATAAGATTAAGAAAATGGGAATGACAGCAGCCCTTAAGAAGGCTCCTAATGCAAGCCCAGAAATGAAAGAAGCACTTAAGCGTATGTACGGTGCTAAGCGTGTTGCAGCAGCAGGTGGAGCAAAGTCCACTCCAGTTCGTGCAAAGTCAGCAGAAATGGCACGTTCTTCTTCTGCTAAGCCAATGACTCGTTCAGCAGATGCTGCTCGTTCATCAGCAACTAAAACTTCTGGTGCTAAGGCTCCTGTTAAGAAGTCAGGTACAACTGACCCATTTGCTAAGGCAGTGTTCGGCGTTGGTCGTGCGATTAGCAACAGTGGTGCTGGAACATCTACTCGTAAGCCAGTTGCTGGCAAGCCAAGTGTTGGTGAAAGAATTACTGCAGCAGTTACAGGCAAGGGTGTGGGCAATCGTCAGACAGCAGCCTCAGTTGCAGCAATCAATGCAAAGCGTATGGGCATCTCAGTTGCCGAGTACAACCGCCGTCTAAAGGGCAATAAGAGCAAGTAATTCAAACTAAAGGATAAAAATGACAACGACCTATGCCAATTTGGTAGATGAGATTACTCTTAATCTGTCAGGCTATACACTAAGGCAAGACCGTACTACTCATTTGACTGCTGATGTGACCTCTTCTGGTCTATCGCTAAGTCTAGGTAGTGTGACCAATATTGGCAAAGGTGTTGTGGAAATTGATGACGAGTTAGTATGGCTAGATACATATGACCGTATTTCATCAGTTGGAAACATTGCTCCTTATGGTCGTGGCTACCACGGTACAACTGCTGCAGCGCACACAGCAAACACTAAGGTAACAATCGCTCCTACCTTCCCACGAGCAACTATTAAGAAGGCTATCAATGATACAATTGATGCAGTATTTCCTAATCTATTTGCTACTGGAATACACACCTTTACTTACAATACAGTTAAGACAACATACTCACTTCCTGCTGAGACCGAAACAATTCTGTATGTATCATACAAGCCAACAGGACCAACAGAAGAGTGGCTACCTGTAAGAAACTATCGTGCAGACGCATTTGCAAATACATCATCATTTCCCTCTGCGCAGACTATTTCAATCTATGACCGCATCGAATCAGGTCGTACAATTCAAGTTTATTATACAAAGAAGCCAACTACCTTAACAGACTCTGCATCTAATGCAGTATTTGAGACTGTTACAGGATTACCTTCATCTTGCAAGGATGTTATTGTTTACGGTGCAGCATATCGCCTATCATCCTTTATCGACCCAGGTCGCCTTAACTACTCATCTGCAGAAGCAGACAATGCAGACACCAAGATTCAATATGGCTCTGGTGCATCTACTGCCCGATTCCTTCTTGCTCTTTATCAGCAACGCCTGAATGAAGAAACCAAGAAACTCCGTGACGTTTACCCAACCCGCATCCATTACACGAGGTACTAAAATATGACAGTCCGCAGATATTCCTCCACTTCCCAGGAAACTAACCTCACCTCAGCATTAAGTTCGGGTGCAACCACTATGGTGGTTAATTCCGCATCAGCGCTTCTTTCCAGTATTACTCCTGCTGCTGGTGAAACATTTACTGTTGTTATTGACCCAGATACAGCGCTTGAAGAAATTGTAGATGTCATAAGCCCTAGTGCACCAGGTAGCAATACACTAACGATTACTCGTGGTACTGGAGTAGACGGCACTACCGCTATCTCCCACTCTGCTGGTGCAAAAGTACGTCACATGGCTATTGGCCGTGACTTCCGTGAGGCTAACAATCACATTGAGAATGTTACAACTGCTCACGGGTTGACTATTGCCAACGTAACCTTGTCAACTGGTACAGGCAATGTATCAACTGCAATGCTTGCATCTAACGCTGTGACCACTGCCAAGATTACTGATGCTAACGTTACCACTGCAAAGATTGCCGATAGTGCAGTTACATCAGCCAAGATTGCTGACCTTACAATTGCTACAGGTGACATTGCAGACTCTGCTATCACAAGCGGTAAGATTGCAACAGGTGCTGTTGGTACAACTAAGATTGATGACCTGTCAGTTACAGAAGGTAAGTTAGCCCCTAACGCAGTTACATCAGCCAAGATTGCTGATGGAACTATTGTCGCTGGTGACCTAGCAGACGGTGCAGTAACATCTGCCAAGATTCTAGATGGCACAATCGTTAATGCTGACATTAACGCAAGTGCTGCTATTGACAAAACTAAGATTTCAGGCACAGCAATTACTGCTGGAGATACTGGCACAGTAACTAGCACAATGATTGCTGATGGTACCATTGTCAACGCAGATGTTAACTCTTCTGCTCAGATTGCTTACAGTAAAACCAACCTAACTAACAGTATTGTAGATGCAGACGTTAATGCTTCTGCTGCTATTGCCTGGACAAAGATTGCTCCATCGTCAACAGTATCTGCAACTGAACTTGGATACCTAGATGGTGTCACATCTGCAGTCCAGACTCAGATTGATTCTAAGTTGGCAAGTTCTACAGCATCAAGCACATACGCTCCATTGGCTAGCCCAGCGCTAACTGGTGTACCAACTGCTCCAACTGCAGCATCCAACACAAACACAACTCAGATTGCTACAACTGCTTATGTGCAGAATGAGATTTCAGAGTTGATTGATGCAGCCCCTGGTGCACTAGATACTCTTAATGAGTTGGCAGCAGCAATGGGAGATGACCCTAACTTTGCTACAACTGTAACCAACAGCCTAGCAACTAAGTTGCCTTTGGCTGGTGGCACAATGACTGGTGCTATCGCAATGGGTACTAACAAGATTACAGGTGCAGGCGACCCTACAGCAGCACAAGATGTTGCAACTAAGAACTATGTTGATACAGCATCTATTGCTCCTAGCAATTTAACTGGTCCGATTACATCTGTTGGTCCAGCAACTAGCGTTGCTGCTCAGACTGGTACTGGTTCAACCTTTGTAATGAACACTAGCCCAACGCTAGTAACTCCAGACTTGGGTGTGGCTACTGCTACTAGCATTAACTCAACAGTAATTCCAACGTCAAAGACTTTAGTTGCTACTGACTCAACTACTTATGTGGTTCCTTCTCAGACTTCTAACTCAGGTAAGTACCTGACTACTGATGGAACAACTTCATCTTGGGGAGTAGTAGATGCTCTACCTAGCCAGACTGGTAATGCAGGAAAATATTTAACTACGAACGGCACTGCTGCTTCGTGGGATGCAATAACAACTGACCCCACACCAACCGTGTTTATGCTCGGTGGAATGTAACTAAGGAGAAATAAATGGCAATAACATACAAGGTGCTAGGGCAGTCTAACCCGTCTGCTACCACGGCAACAACACTATACACAGTGCCATCTGCAACAGAGGCGATTGTATCCACAATCACCATTGCTAACCAGACAGCAACTGCAGGTACCTACCGCGTAGCGGTACGCCCAGCAGGAGCAACTCTGGCAGCAGAGCATTATGTAGCCTACGATGTGTCCCTTCCTGGCAATGCTACCGACACACTAACGCTTGGCATCACCCTTGCTGCTACAGATGTAGTGACAGTCTATGCCTCAGCAGCAACATTCTCATTCAATGCTTTCGGAAGCGAGTTATCATAAATGACAGTTGGACGCATACCTATAATTGAAGGTGGTATCCAGCCAACCATCTTTGACGCTAAAGGCGATTTACTGACGGCTACCGCCAATGATACCCCTGCTCGTCTAGCAGTCGGCACCAATGACCAAATACTTGTGGCGGATAGTACCGCTTCTACAGGCTTAAAATGGGCTACGCCAACAGCCAGTGGTACTAATTACACTTTACTTAATGCAGGTGGCACTGCTCTTACGGGCGCAACAGTTGTCACGGTTAGTGGAATAAGCGCAGCAGATAAAATCTTTATTGCAATTCAGGGCGCAAGTGCCGCTAATGCATCATCACAAATAGGAATACGCCTAAATACTGCAACAACTAATTATAACTGCAATTTAATTGATATGGAGTGGACAACCACTTACAGCAATGCAAATTACAATGCTAACTTTACAACGCCTACTTCAATGCCTTTTGCAATTACAAACATCACCGCTGCTGGAACAGCGACTGGGTCGGTTTTAGTTACAGGTGCTAATTCAAGTGGAGTGAAAGTCTGTCAAATAATTGGTAGTGGTGCAGCAATGGGCGCACAAGGTGGTCACAGAACCCGTTTAGGACAACATTTATACACTGATTCTGCAACTATTTCTTCAATTTCAGTAGTCAGTTCTAGTGGCAATTTAGATGCTGGTACTGTCTATGTTTACACAAGCGCATAAGGAGCAATTATGAAAATCACAGAAAAAGAATTCAATGTTGAAACAGGCGAAGAAACTTTTACAGAGCGTGAAGAGACTGCTGCCGAAATCACAGAGCGCAAAGCGTTTGAGGCTGAAATTGCATTGTTAGCACAAGCGGAAACCGAAGCGAAAGCAGCAAAAGAATCAGCACAGATAAAACTTGCTGCACTTGGTTTGACTGCTGATGATTTGAAGGCACTTGGATTGGGGAATAACTAATGGCTACAGGTAGAGTTCCAACAACGGCTAATTCGCCGTTAACAGCAAAGGGTGACTTGTTCACCTACTCCACAGCACCTGCAAGATTGGCTGTCGGAAATGACGGCGAGACACTCGTAGCAGATTCTTCCACTTCTAGTGGATTGCGCTATCAAGGTTTAACCGCAGCAGGTAAAAACTTTGTAATCAATGGCGCATTTGATAACTGGCAA